GTTGGCCTCCGGATCGTCGCGCGGCCCGACTGCCGACCAGAAGAATGTCGGGCGCGGGTCGTCGGCCGTGGGCAGGAGCCGCAGATCATGTAGCTGCCGCGGTTTGAACGGCGAGGCCTGCCGGGCGGCCATCCCTGAGAGGGTCAGGGATCCGTTGTTAATAGCCTGCTGGATTTGCGCGAGAAGTTCAGGCGATAAATCCATTAGGGTTCTTCCTTGTGACCCTCGGCCACCTTCGCCGCATGGGTCGCCTTGTCATACACCGTGATCTCAGTCCCGTCAGGCGCCCAGAGCAGGCGCGGATAGCCGCCGACCTGCTCAGGCCCCGACAAGATGTCGGCCACGCGCGGCTGTTCGGGCGCGGCCTCCGGTTCCTGCCACTCGTCCGTGTGCTTCTTCGCCATAGACTCCCCTTCCTACAAGCCGTTATCCCAGCGTCACGCCTGCGCTCGAGCAATTCGCCACGGGCGCCCAAGTGCCGTTCTGCGCCTTGATGGTGAAACACCCGTTGATGGTCGCCGGGAACGTCGCCATGTCCGAAGAGGTGGTATTCCCATAGAACCCCGCGGTATACGTGATCGTATGCGCCGCGGCCGTGGTCGAAATGAAGATGATCGTATTCTGCTGGTCGATGGCCGGAGCCGCGAGCGTATAGGCGCCAGCGCTGCCCTTGGTCAGGTAGATGATCGTGTTGTTGACCGGCACCGTCCCGGCGCCGGTGGGACCGGTAATCGCGCCATCTGCGCCGAAACTCTGCGTGTAGGTCACGTTCGGCGCCACGAGGCCCGCCGACACAAAATCCGTCGTGGGTCCGAAAATCACGGGCGCCTTGACGCCGTGCGGTCCGGCCGGCGTGCCATTGTAGCCCGGCACGACTCCGATGGACGGTGACAGACTGATGTCGGTGACGCGGAGCATTTCGCCGTCAATCAACATCAGATGTTTCGGCGCGATGCCCGACGCCGACGTGAGGGACACCAGCACGTCATTCTGGGCCTTGGCGCCGGAGAGTGTCGTAGCCGTCAAGGCCATGTCAGAATCCTTTCAGTTCGGTTTCCACCAGCGAATTCGTGCCGCTGAAGGACGCGCCGCCGTTGAAAGAGACGCCGATGATGGTATTGACCGGCGTGGAATCGAAGGCCGAGGACACCACGGACAACTGGCCGAAGCCTGACGCGCCGGTCGAAATGAGGCCGGTGGCCGCCAGCGCATGGCTGCATTCGCAGACACCCACCAACACCGCCGCACTCCCGATCAGCCGGAAGTGGGCCGTGACGGTGAACAGCCCGCTATCAGCCGCCGCCGTGCCGGCGCCCCACGTGAACGTGAGAATGGCGGCATCGGCGGTGCTGCCGGCCGTCCCGATCCGCACGATCACGGTCGGGGTCGCGGTGCCGGCGGCGGTCTTGACCATGTCGAACGTGCAGACATACCGCATGCCCAGCACAAAGGCCGACGGGGGCACCGGAATCGCGCTGCCCACCAGATACGTGTCGGCCGCATACGCGCCGGAGACACTGGCCGGGCTCGTATTGGATTTGATCACGCCGCTCTGCAGCGAGGTGCCCGCGCCGAAGTCCAACGGACTACCAAAGAAGGCCGGGGCGCCGTTCTCATGCGGCAGCGCCAGCGATCCGTTATAGCCCGACACCACGTTGATCGTGGGCGTCAGCGTGGCATCGGTCGCCCGATACCATTCGCCTTCGCAGTAGATCAAGTTGCCCGCCACCAAGCCGGTGGCCGAGGCCAACTTGAGGGTTTTATCGTTGGGCGCCTTCGCGAGGCTCAGGGTCGTCTGCGTCAGCGCCATGATTAGCCACCCACCACGCAGGCGAGCTCCTGCCGAAGCACGGCCGTGCCGTAGAGCACGTCCAGCCGCTGGATCCACTGGTCGGTCGTTGCCACGTAATCACGAATCACGCGGATCGACTTGCCCGATTTCTTCGAGGCCGCCCGATAGGCGCGGTCCGTGCCGCCCGGCAGCGGCATATCGACCATGGCCAAGGTGCCAAAATTCTTATTGGCCACCATGTTGAATGGCGTCTTTTTGCCGGTGATGGTCGAGAAGTTGGCCGCGGGCGTATCGTAGACGTAGATGGCCGCGTTGACCGGGGGCTGATTGCTGACATTTTGCAGCTGGCCGCTGTAATACAGCGCGGGCGCGAACGGAATGGTCAGCGTGCCACTCACATCGGAGGTGGTGGCGGTCACGACGAATTGCTGGGCCTGCCCCATGTCCTGATAGTTCTGGGGGTTCACCACGTTGACCGGCGAGGACGCGGAGATAAACGAGAACTTGTCCCCGGCGTTCAGCGTCGAGGCGCCCGATTGCCATCCCGTGGTGGACACCGTCGTCGCGCCGTTGCTGGGTGCCGTGCCGACCACTGGCGTGCTCGTGCCGAGCGCGCCCACGGTTTGCACGTAGATATTCTGATCCATCCGCCACGCCATGCCCAGCGTGCCGCTCTTGGTCATCGACCCAGTATCGTATTGGCTGCTGATGTCCTTCACGCTGTTGAACAATGTTTTGAGGTTGTCCATCAACGTGTAATCCGCGATCGGATTCAGGAAGGCATACCGATCTTCCGGAGGGCAGGCGTTGTTATCGAGCTTGACTTTGGCCAAGCCGTAGGTGCTCAGCGCCGTCGGCGTCGTGCCGGGCGTGCCGACCCAGTTGTTGAGGCCCTGGGCCAGCGCGCACACGTCCTGATCGATCAGGTTGGAGAGCCGCACAATCTGCGGATAAAGGATCCGCTGGCGATAGTCGTCGATGTCCAAGGTCAGGTTCTGTGAACTGACCTGGGTGTCCACGCCCCGCTGATACGACAGCGTCAGCGGCACCTGCGTCTCGGTGATGGCTTCAATCTGCGCCGCCTGCCCGAGACGACCCAGGTAGCGGGGCGGCTTGCGGATGTTCAGCGTCTGCCCGAGCACGGCGCCTCCGAATTTGAACTGATCGGAATACTCGCCGTTGATCGCCACCATCACATCGTCTGTGTTTTCCAACACATCGAGGGCTTCCATGGTGACGACCGAATTCGTGAGGAATGTATTGGCCATCTGGCCACCCCGCGTTTACCGTCGATTGCGCCGCCGTTGTTCGTTCCGCACTTGCTGATACCGTTCAAAGTTCCCAGTATCGGCCACGTCGGACAGAGAAGGCGCAGTCGTTTGGCCCCCGGACCCCACAGGCTGGATTGGGGCGGGGAGCGTTGGTAAAGGCGGCGCGGCAGTCGAGGCCTGTGAAACGGCTGCCGGTGCCGGTGCGAGGGAACCGAGCAGACGCCAGAATTCCAGCGGATGCACTGACGCCACTTGCTGCGCCAGTTCGGCATTCCTCACGATCGCATTCTGAATGTGCGCACTGTCGGGATGCTGAATAATCGCGGCCACGCGATCATTCGGGATGGGCACGTGTGCCCCCGGCCCGTTCATGCGCACCGCATCGAAGTCCGGATAGACCTCACGGCCCTTGGCCCATGTTCGTTCGGCCTGACTCATGAAATCGCGAGAGGCCCGATCCGCTTCGATGCTTTGTCGGATCCGGGCGTCGATATCGAGTTGTTGCTGCTCAGTCAGCCAGCGGCCGGAGTCTATCACGAATTCGCCGTAGGTTTTGTATTTTGTGCCGACTTCATCTTCGGAGGGCTGTGGACGGCCCTGCGGCGGCGGCTGATAGGCCGGTTGGGAATATCCCGAATTCCCCCCGTTCGGGACCGACGGGGAAGACGGCGCAGGCGCGGGCGAAGACGCAGCCGGGGCCGCAGGGCTGGGCGCGGCGATCTGCGCTTTGAGCGCATCTAACTGCCGCTGGAGTTCAATATTCTGCGCCTCGAAATCTTTGGCGCGCTTGGTGAGCTCGGAAAACCGCTGCTGCCCGCGTGTGGGTTTCGGCGCATGGGCCTGCGCATCGGCAGGCGCCGCGGGCGGTTCCTCGACCGGCGTATGCCGATCCATCGTTTCGGCCAGGGCTTCCGTCGTGACGCCGACACCCGTCAGCGTGCGGCCGCCCTGCTCATGGGAAACAAGCTCGCTCGGATCGGGCGCCGTCACTGCGTCGTTCATATCAGCCTTTCATCTTCTTCGGATGGAGATAATTTCCGAGCCGGGAGGCATTCGGATGCGAGGCATGCGCCGCCGCATGCCCGATGCTGGGGAATTTTGCATGCACCTTGGCGCGAATGGCGCCCGGATTTGAGGCATAGTGCGCCATCGACAGCGCCGCGCGCGCATGCGCCTTGTTTTCGATAGGAAAGGATCGGTGAGGGCCAGCGAACGCCGACGACGGAAGCGATTTACGCGCGGCGGCTTTCAATCGAGCCATTTTCTAGCGTCCTTTCCGTTTCGAGACGTGCGCCGGTTTACCGTGCATCGAACCGCGAGCAAAGTCGCCTAACTGCGCCATCGTCATCGACCCGCGCAGTTTGCGCGCCAGGGGAAAATTCGCCCCGTGTTCCGCGGCTTGGAAGAGTCTCTGCTGCGCTTTTGATTTCGCGGGCATCGTGTCGCCGTCCTTTCCCAGGCCGCGTTTTGTCTTTCCGGACTGGCGCAGGCGGCGCCGGCCAGTCATCCGCCCGTAATGCACACTGACAGGCGGCGCAATACCAGATCTTTGTGGTCGCCCGCGGATGGTGCGGATCCAGCGCCACACGTTGCGAGCACGGCGCCGAGATGAAACAGTCGCAGACACCCAGCCGCAACTGGGGCGTCGGGATGCCGCGGCGTCGATGACTCATACTCACTCGGCCCTCTCACGGAGCCGCTGCTTCCGGGCCTCGCGGGCCTCACGGGAAAGTGATAACCACCAAGCCATCCGCTGTTCCATCTCTCGTCTCACCGCCCACTCATGGGCCACGGTCTCACGCTGGCGATCATCGTGCGCCTTCCATTGTGATTCCAGACGCGCCATCAGGCCCATACGTCATGGGCAGTGAATCAATCGCCCCGCGACATCAGACCCAATCCCAATTGCCGCCCCCGCGGCCACTTGCGCGAAGGTGTGCCGATGGGCCGTCATCCGCAGGCCGCCCGTCGCGATGCCAAATGACGCGCCGATCGCCCAGCCGCTGGCGCTCGCGCCGATGAAACTGTTCATCGTATGGCCGCTGGGCATGCCATCAGCGGCGCACCCGAGACAGGGCCTCGGCGAGTGCACGAGCGCCTTGATCACGATCGTCGTCACGTTCCCGATGCCTTCGCTCAGTGCCAGCCGCCCGAGTTGACAGCCCTTGTGTTCGCTCTGCAGCGCCTTGATCGCCGCAATCGTCGGATTGACCGCGGCCGTCGCATAGGACAACTTATCGGGAATGGTGTTCACGGGTTCCTGCGCGAAGACCGGAGCGGCCCAGAGTGCTACAATTAGAGCCAGCACACCCGCCATGCCTCTGCTCGCCGTGAGCACGCACAAATCGGCGGGTTTTTTCATTTCTTCGGACTCACCTGGGATCGGATAATGATCGCGCCTCCGGCGATTCGGATCAACTGTCATACGGTGGCCCCGGGATCGTTGGCCGTGATGTCGTAGACGAGATCCGGCATCAGCGCCGCCAGGTTCGTATCAGCCGGTGGTTGCACGGCCGCGCCGCCATCCACCATCCAGCCGTAGGTCGTCGGGCATGTGATGTATTTCCAATTGCGCATCACGAGACCGGTCGGCTGATTCGGCGCATTCAGGAAGTAACCCAGCGCGCTCATGTTCGCGCAGTTCTCAAACGTGAGGGCCTCGAGCGTGACGTTGCGAACGCCCTGGTTGAAGAACACCGCTCGCGCATCGCCCCAATTGCCATCAAATTGGGTGAACCGGCAGTTGCGGACCACCACATCATCCATTTGACCGCTCGCGTTGCGGTCATCCTTGCCGAGGAAACTGACGCCGCCCGCGGCCCAGTAGCAGACGTTGTTTTCGATCAGCACATGTTCAATGGTCGACCATGGTGCCGTGCCGTCCTGATTGCGCACCGTGAGCACGATGCTATACGCGCCTTGCCCGTCGGCTTTTCCCGCATAGCGAAGGGTGTTGTTACCCAGATACAGGTTCTGCACGCACTTCGCTTCAAAGGCGTTTTTGATTTGCGCGCCAAGGGCGAAACAGCCCGAGGGCTTAGTGAGTTCATTGTTGACGATGCGGATATTCTTCGGCATCCGATCGGCACTCGGACTATCCGCGCCGCCGAACATGATCGTTTCCGCGCCGCCGCTCAGATAACTCCCATCGACCAGTAACCCATCGCAGTCCTGCCAGCTGCCGATCACGGCGGAATCTGAGCCCACGAGCCAGATATGATCAGCGAAGCATTGCGTGATGGTCATCACCTTGCCATCGGTCTGCCAACCACGATGCTGCCCATGCTGCGGATCCCCGAGCAGTGTGCAGCGGTCAAACATGATGTGTGACCCGCGCACGGTGACGAGTTGATACTGCGGATTGCTGTTCTTCACGCCGATGCCGAGGAAGTCCACGCTATCGGCCGTCGGGAGGATGTTGATCGTTTCTGGCGCGCTACTGGTGAACCAGACGGGACAATCGGCGGTCGCTGGTCCGTCTGCGGGCGGATTCAGGGGAATGAAATGCACTGACTGCCCGATCGTCAGGGCGCCATCATAGACGCCAGGCGCGAATCGCAACGTGGCGCCTGCCGGTGCTGAATCCAGCACGGCTTGCACGCTCTGCCCCGGTGTCACGTCGATGATTGGACGAGCCGCGCCTGCCAGCGCCGTGCGGACAGAGGTCGTGAGGGTAATCGCTTGGTCGAGCGCCGCAATCATCTCCTCGTTCGTCATGCCACGTCCTTGACGGGATGTTGTTTGAGGTTCCACGCCACCAGCGCCGAGCAGAGAATCGACACCACGGTCACATAGTGCTTGGTCGGTTCACCTACGAGATCCGATTGGCCGAGAATGGCCGCGCCGAGGAAGGCCACGAGACTGGCCACCTTATAGACCTGCGCCTGCAGCCCCTCGAGGATGGTCATCGCTTGCACGCCCTTGGCGCCGCAACACGGACACATCACAGCCTTACCCCCCGCAGATCATGATCGGAATCCACGCCCCATTGAGCCAAATCATCACCGCCCGAGCCGTAGACCTGTCGGGGCAGAGGGTGGCAGGCCCGGCCGCGTAAAAGGGGCGCGAGCACTCTCCGGGCTCGTGCCCGCGCTATTACTCGCGGTCAACGTCGCTTCAAACGATCCCCCGAAGGGCGTCGACAACAGCGGCCCCGTGCCCGGGTCCGTGTAGACGCACACTTTCCCCGTCACCGCGGGATCGTCCCACAACGCTTTCATCGGATTGGCCGCCGAGACCGTCACCGTGGCCGGGTCAATCCCGCAGGCCAAGTTAGACCCAATCACGAAATCCGTCGGCGCCGAAATCGGCTGCGCCGCTCCGACGTTGTAGACCGCCATGGTCCACTTCGTGATCGTCTGCGCGAAGGCCGTCGAGGCCATCAGCGCCACAGCCAGCATGATCAACAGTCGTCTCATTGCCCCTCCAGAAACATGACAATCATCAGCCAGATCACCAGCACCACCGCCGCCACGGCCGTGGTCTGCATCACGGTCACACACTGCGGGCTAATCACGATGACACTTCGGCGCCGAGGCTGCGCGCCGCCCCATGCTCACGAGAATCAGCCCGCATCTCATTGGCCGCCGCCATTCTGATTGGCCTGCTGGGCCGCGGCTTGCTGCGCCTGCTGCTGTTGCGCCATCGCACCCGCCTGCTTGGCGTCCTGCTGCTGCGCCGCCGCAGCCTGCGCCGCCTGCGCCTGCTGGGCATCGTGCGCCTGCTGCGCGCCTTGACTAGCCGCCTGTGTGGCCGCCGAATGCTGCGCCATGGCGAGCTCGTGCGCCTGCTCGCTGGCTTGCATCCCGGCCTCGTGCGCCATCTGCAGCCCCGTCGACAGCCGCTCTTCGGCCGCCGCCGCCGCGGGATCGATCGCGCTCTTGGCCGCACTAATCCGCGCCACTTCAATCGACGCCGCGTTTTTCATTTCCTGCAGCTTGAATTCTTTTTCCGCCTCGAGCTGCGCTTTCTGCATCTCGGTCTGCGCCCGGATCTGCGCCTGCTGCAGCGCGCCCTGTTGCTTGGCCTGCTCCGTCTGGATGTATTGCTGCGCCTGCTGGAGCTGCATGCCCATCTGCTGCATCTGCGCCTGCACTTGCGGCGGGATCTGCTGGTTCGGATCCTGCGGCTGCAATTGCGGCGGCAGCGCCTTGCGGAGCTTCTCGGCAATGCCTTGCGCGCCGGGGAAGTCCAATTGCTCCACATAATCGGGCGTGGCCACCGCCGCCATTTCCGGCGGCAGATGCGGAATCAAATCGCCCAGCGCCGCGGCGCCTTCTTCACGCTTGGTGGCCATCGCTTTGCCGACATCCACCGTCACCGCATACCGGCCGTTGTTCAGATCGAAAAACTTGTGCACGGCCTTGTCCCAGCCGGGCGACTGCGGCCCGAATCCCTGCGGCAGCGGCTGGGGCACGTGCTGGGCGTTCTGCTGATAGGGCTGCCCGATCATCACTTGTTCGGGCTCATCGTCGACGCCCAGGATCTGCACAATCTGCCCGGGCCGCGTGATCTTCGGGATGACTTCCACCATCAGTTCCGCGGCATAGATCAGCGCGCGCCGCACGTTGTCGGAAAAGTTACTGTTGGCCAGATCCGATTGCGCCTGCAGCGCCTGTAGCGCGCGCCCGCTCTTTTCGTTCGGGCTCGCATGCCCAAGCGAGGCATCGCCCGTGCTGGTGGTGGCCTGCACGGCATCCTCTGAAATCCGCATCAGTTCCACGGCGGCTTGGATCGGCGGCTCGGTGGTATCGAGCGTGGGCGGCGGCAGCGGGCGACCTTCTGTGTCCATCGCATCGTAGGGCAGATACGCATGATTGATGATGTTGCGCGTCTGCCAAATCTGCTTGTAACTGGCCACCGCCTGCGCAGGCACCATCGGCGCATTCTTCGGCGCCAGCGCGAAGATTTCCATCGCGCCCGAATACGTGTAGTTGATCATCCGCTGGGCATCCATGCCCTCTTCGATGATGCCGCGAAGGACAATCTTGCCGTCGACGTTCAATTCCTCGCCGAGCACCGGCACCAGGGGAATGCGCGAGCCGAGCCATTCATACTGTTCCAGCGACTGCACGGCATTGATCTTGTCGCACTTCACGATCGGGACACGCATCGTGCGTTGCGCTTTGACCGTGCCGGTGTCGGGCTTCTCGCCTTCCACGATCCGCCCATCGTCCATCTGATAGATCGTGCGGTCCTGATAGGTGATGCGCCAATACTCCGCGATACGAATCGCTTTATCGGTCACCCACCCCTGGTTATCGCCGTCGGTCATGAAATCTTCGAGCGCCGCCACGTCCGACTTCGGATACCGCTGCTCGTATTCGTCGCGCGACATGTCCTCGGTGACGAACATGAACACGGCATCGGAGCGCGTGGGTTTCATCGCGGCCGGATCGCAGTAGACGCTGAGGCTATTCGGGATGCGCTCGAGCCGGAGCTCTTGATCCATCACGGCCGGATCGGTGATCGCGCCGTCCCACGTCTCATGGACGTATTCCGTGCGAATGCGGAACCAGCCCAGCCCACACTCGATCCCGCCATCGCCGGCCCACTCAATCGGCGATTCCCCGCGCGCCGCATTCTGCACACGCCGCAGATAGCCCTTGAAAATGTCGGCCGTGTCGACATCCGCGCCGCCGCCGTTGGGCAGCACCGTGATCCCGAATTCGGCATGTTTGATGATGTTGGACTGTTGGCGCAGCGGCTGGGAGAGCCGGTCAACCGTGAGGCAGGGCCGCGCCGGTTGCGGGGATTGACCTTGAATGGCATTGCCGCCTTCGCGCTGGAGCTTGATCGCCGGATCCCACTGGTCACCCGCCCGGAACCGCTTGGCCAGGAGCATGCGCTTGCGTTGGTCCGCTTCGGCCTCCGCGCACCGCTGCCACCGCTTCCGCGCCTCCGCAATCAGGTCCGGCTTAGCCATTCACAAAGCCCACCGGCCGATCCGCCAGGCGCCGCAACGCCTCGCGCTCGCGCTCGATATCCGGCATCGCCTGCTTGACGATGTCCCGCCAGCGCAGGGCGTTGTGCGAGTTCCGCAGGAGCCGATACTGTGTCAGCGGGGGGCAGGCCTGCAGCGTGAAGTAATCGTAAATGGCATTCAGGAGTTGATGATCTTCCCCAATCCGATGCCCGCGCCAAATCTCGCCGGCCACTTTCCGCCACCGGTCCCGGCCTTCAATGACGATGGTGAGGAGCCGCACCCGGTCGCGCTCCACCTCGCGCATAAAGGTCATGATCACGTCGGAGAGCTCGCGCTCGCGCCGCGTGGCATACCCGGCATTGGGCAGATCCGGCAGATGCAGCATACAACCTCGTCTGGTGTGCGCCGAGAGTAACACAATTAGGCGTGGATGGAACCGCCGAGCATTCCTTTTGCAGCGCCATCCGCCATGGATTTAGTCATCCTCGTCCTCGTCATGGCGATCGTCGGCTTTTTGGTGTGGCTCGTGACGACACAGATCCCGATGCCGCCCTACTGGGCAACGGCCATTCAAGTGATCGCGGTCGTCGTGTTGGTGTTGTGGCTGCTGGGGCGCTTCGTCACGATTCCGAATGTCCTTCGGTAGGCCGGAACAAGTGAATCATCAGCGCCACCAGGCCCAGCGCCAGCGACCACTTGAACCACCGCGGCGCACGCTGCGTCGTCTGGCTCAGCGTGAGCCACCCAAGGATCAGCGCCATCGCCTCATAGGCCGCCACGGCCAGAAAGAGCGCGCCCCACATCCACATCCCCGGCACCAGAGACTGCGGCTGTGTCAGGCTATAGGCCACCAGCGGCAGCGGCCGCGAGGGCAGCACGACTTGACACGCAATCACGCGGGCATTCTAGCCCATCCAGCCCTGCGGTAAGCCGTGGAATTGTGGCGTGACGACCGGCGCTTCCTTTTTCACCTTCGCTACCGTCTGCGCGAATGTTAAACAAAGACTGTCGGCCTCGTCTGGAGATGGCACGTCCCGCGCCCGCATGTCCTTCTTCGACTCCAGCCACACCCGCTGCTGCAGATCCTCGCGCAGCCCTGGTGCGGTCAGGTCCGCCTCAAGCCGCGGGGCCTTGTCGATCGCGCCTTTCAGCAGCCAATCCTTCATCCGGCCCCACATCAGGTCGCGCATGTAGCGATACTTCCGGTCCGGGCTGTCGGCGCCGAAATTTACTTCAAGCAGATTGGTGTGGCCGAGCTCGCGGAGCCTCGTCCCCACGCTGCCCGCGATGCCGGCGCTATCAAGGAACAGCATCGCCACCCGATGCCCATTGTAAGTGCCCGCCAGCACGTCTGAGAGGCGATTGACCAGCACGGAGGGGTCTCGGGTCAGCTCTCCCGGAATTCGGATTGCCGGGATTGTTCGAGCATCTGGTCCACGGCGAAAGCGTATAACATTGGCGTCTTTCCCGCCCCACGCCAAATCACATCCGGCGATGAGGGGCTCGTCATTGAGCACGACGACTTGGCGCTTCTGGGCGTCGATGACGCGGAGGGAGTCGATGAACTGGGCATCTTCCGCCTTCGGAGGGATACCTCGCACACGAACCCGAAACCGATCGGAATCTTCACCCCAGTCCTCCAGTTGTTCCTGAATCAGCACCTTGTTGGGAAACGTGCAGTCCCGCGCATCGATGGCGCGTGTCAGGCCCCAGCGTTTGCCTTCGCCACCAAAGAGCACGTCGTAGAACGTGCCCCGGCGCCGCGTCGGGTTGCCGAACATGAAGAGCATCGGTTCGCCGTCGGTCAGGCCGCCTTCCGCCGTCTCGAAAATGCTCTGCGGCACATTGCTGGCTTCATCGAAGATGTAGAAGCTGGTCGACGCCACGTTGTGCTGGCCGGCAAACGCCTCGCTGTTGTCCGGGTCGCAGGTCTGCGGGCTGCACTTCCACTCCGCGCGATTGCCGCGGCGATACATGATGCTGGTGTTCAGCTCAAACCAGTGCTTCGTGATGGCCCGCTTCACCCACGTCTGAATGCCCGCCCAGGTTTTGTCTTGGAGCTGCGTGCTGGTGTTGGCCGTGATGACGCCTTTGGCGTTGCGCCTGGTGCTCATGAGGAAAGCGACGAGCATGCCGACGAGGGCGCCCTTCCCGATGCCGTGGCCACTGCTGATAGCGCCCTTGATCGGCATCACGGGCTTAATGCCGTCGAAGCGGCGCGCGGTGATTTCGCTCCCGAGCCACTCAAGAAACTCGCACTGCCACTTGTCAGGCTCGCGATAGGCCGAGAGGGGGCCGTCTTCGCCCCACGGAAAGGCGCCGCGCACCCACGCGAGCGGATTGTTGTAATGTTCACCGCAGAACTCATGGAGCTCACGCTCGAAGTCGCGAGCAGCTGGTGCAGCGAGATCCGTCATCCTTCTCCGCGTGCGCGTGCTTTCGCGCGGTCCAAGATGCTCAGCATGTCCTCCGGCATCGTAATTTCGGTCTTGTCCTTCAGCCAGCCATTCGCCCGCGCACCGAGCTCCAACGCTTTAGTTTTGTCCCATAACTTGATTTCGATCGTCGTGTCCTGCGCATCATCGCCAGGTGTCAGATTCTCGGTGCGCACCTTCACACTCGAGACCGCGCGCTGAAAGTCTTCCGGCATGTCGAGGAAGTCACGCAACGAGCAACGAAACGACGTGCCGCTTTTTGTGCGTCGAAAGGCGCGCGCGAGATTCGAGAACGCAATGTGGCGCGTCTCTTTCTCCCATTGCTCTTTCGTGATCTTGTTCTTTGACCCTTTCGGGCGGCCAGGGCCTGGTCCCTTCTTGAGGTTCTGTGGTCGACCGCCTGGTGTGCCTCTCCCCATCTTGGTTACCTTCTCGGTTATGTCAAATAAACGGACTTTAGGCGATGGCCACTTGTCCGATATCTTACGCCTGAGCCCAGATAGGAGGTATCGGTGGTATCAGTGGTTTTAGATCCTGCTATTAGAATCATGTATAAGTTACTCAAAACACAGACCAAAAAGCCTGCGCGCGCGAGGAAAAGGCTCCAGATAAAGATCTGCGACCACTGATACCACGTGTAGCCCCGATTAGAACGTGGCGACATTCGGAGACATCAACGCCTGTGCGGCCGCTAATCGCACATCTTTGTGGAGGATGTATTTCGTATAAATCATTTGCCGCCTGTTATTTACCACCCAAAACCCGTCTTTGGCCCACGGATTGCGTGTCGGATCGTAGCCAGCCGCATGAAGACGGTGGGGAATGGCTCGGCGGTTCTTGGGATCCAGTAGCCACGTGCTGAAGGCTTTGTCGGTGGGAGGGTCTGCGAGCAGCTGCAGGGTAATCGCATCAGGCTGTGCTAACCGCTCGAGCACGTCGGCCATATCGGCATCTTCAGGGGATTTGCCCGCGTCGACGATATCGCGCCAGGCGTCAGTGTGATGCGGGGGGCGCTTCGGGTCGAAGGTGGAGAGATTATACGCTTGGAGCCACGCGGTCACATGTGCTAGGCCACCCTGCGCAAACCAGGCATACAGCGTGGGGAAATACTCCTCGGCGAAATCCTCGCGCGACAGATCCGACCATGCCACATAGTGCCGACGGTCATCGGGATCCAAGTGGATCCCGTTTTTGAGATTCGCGGTAATGATGACGCCGCACACATTGAAAATCGCATGCTCGCGGAGGTTCTTTTCATCCACGCGTAATACGTCGGGTGGCGCCGCCGTATAGACTTTCGTGTGATCGTAAAAACTGAACCGATCCACATCACCGAGGTCGCGCGCTTCATTGATGCGGAGAATCACGGATTTCGCAAACCCATTGAAGCGGCCCATCATATGGGTGGGGGAAATCTCCGTGAAATTCCACGGACCAATCGCGTGTTTGATCGGCTCAAGAATCGTATCTTTGCCGATGCCCTGATTGCCGCCCATGACGATCGCGTGATTGATCTTCTCCTCAGGATGTTGCACGCGCTGCGCGAACCACGCCAAGAGATGATCCGCATCGGTCGGATAGACCCGTCGCACATGATCCACCCACGGCGTGGCGAGGGCGGGCTGGCCACTCGAGAGCAACGGCGGCCGATAGAGGTTGTAGCACGTCGCGCCCGCATGCCCGATCCAGCCGCCATCAGAGACGAGCGTATCCGGCAAAATCATCGCTTTCCCTGGGCACCACGTCATCTGCTCCACATGGCGCTCGCGGTCCAGCCAGAGACTCGCTTTGAGTCCCTGCTGTTTCGGCAGTCGGCTATCCACACTCGTGGCGCTCCAAAGTTCACGCGTCGGCACGTAGATGTATTGGTGGGTCGGCATGTAGGCATAGAAGTCGGTGAGCGCAATCGTGGGCGCGTGCGGCGTCGGCATGGAGGCCACATGACCGCGTGTCTTCGGACTCATGCCGTCAATAACCCGCGAATCTTTGTCTCCAGTTCGCGCGGGGGCGAGGCGAGCGACACGGTATCGCAGGCCCCCCCATGTCGGCGGGCGAGCTCACGCAAGAACGCTTCGCCGCCACCACCGGGTGCTCCCACGAAAAAGACATCGATGCGACACCGCGCCTGATCCGCCGCATTCAATGTGGCGCTCGAATCATTGGGATCCCCATCACTCACGATGATGAGATGGAGCGCCCCGTGAGTCGCCGCTTCGGTAATGGCTTTATCGAGAGGCGTGGTGCCATGCGGCTCAGGAATGTCGCTCAAAATCTCTGCGGCACCATCGATGGAGTCTGGTGCCGGAAAGACGATCTGTCGAAGCGTAGGTGCCTCGTGCCGAAGCTGACGCGCAATCTGCCGCAAGCGATCAATAGCGCGCACGCCCTTAGCGATGCGGTCGCCCATGCTGCCTGAGCAATCCAGCAGCAGGAACGTGCCCTGCGCCTGTTTATGGGCGGCAATTCTGGCCGCCAGACTCGTATTCTGCGACCGAGGCCGAGAGGTGGGCGCGAGCGCATCAGATGACATACGCACTCTCCTCAGCGAAAATCGTCTCAATGAGAATCTTCAACGCCGTCTTGAGCGCAACCCGTTGTTCCGGACTCGGCACATTTCTGCCGAGCGCGAGGGCTTTCACTTTCTCGTATTTGGCCCAAGCCGCATCAATGGCTGGCGTGGCGGCTTTGGCCGCCATCCGGACGCACGCTTCTTCCAGCGCCTCCATCGCGGCCAGCGCCGGCGGAAGCACGGGTGCTACTGGCGCCGGCGGATCGGGCTGATGGCGCGCACGAGGAGGCGGAACCGAGGGCGCGGCGGTGCCTAGACATTGGAGACACGTGACGCCTTTCGGTCCACCGGGCACCCATTCACAGCGATCACCAACCTGAATACGGACTTTGCCGCATCGATTGCACCACGACTCAAATTTGGACGTAATCAGCATCGAACACCCCTCACTAGGTGAAGAAGGACCGAGCCACAGCACGAGTGAGCGTGACTGCGTGCCGCGATAGGCAACCTCTGGCCAGAGGCGCTCGGTGAAAACGAGACTATACGCCTGCGTTACCGCATTAACAAGCCACTAAAACTTGCGGTGTATCACTCGCGTAACACAAGCGGCCGCGAATGAGACGCGAACCATCGCTGTAGAATGTCAATCGCGAAGCCGCTCTTCACCTGCGAGCCACTGAACCAGAACACCTGCCAGCCATCCAGCACGAGCAGCGCGTGCTTTTCGTAGTCGCTGTTCATGCCGGCGGCGCGCGCGTGCCGGCCTTGTGTATATTCACCGCCGTTCACCTCCGCGCAGAGTTTATGTGCCGGCCAGGCCAGGTCGCAGCGAAACTTGCGCTGATTCGGAAACGGGACGAATTCGCGCACGCCGCGAGGGAGCTGCATCCCGCTGACGTGGAGCGCGAGCAGATCGGCGAGATCGATATTCTGGGCAGCGGGTCGTCTCACGGCGCACACGCGGCTCGCGTCACTCTGCGCACTTCGTCCTTCATGGCCGCGAGTTGGGCGGTGAGGCCGCGTTGCCGCGCCTCGGCGTCATACAGCGCCTGCGTGGCGATCTGCACCATCTCGCGGTAGACGACAAGCTCCGCGCGCAACGCGCAGGCATCGGCCGCCAGCATCTCAAGGCAGAGATCATCCGCAATCGACATAGAGAAAGATGCCCGAATCTCCACGCGTCGGGGCCGCGCGTCCTTATCCTCCTGTCCGCGGTCAGCAGCGCCGCGTCTCCACGGCTAGCGGTCGGAGGCTGAAGCTTCCTGAAATAACGTGCCCTGTTCCATCATCGATTCTGCCAAGTGCAGATTCTTGACGGCGGTGCGAGCGTAACTCTCTTTCAGTTCGATGCCGAGATAGCGCCGACCGAGCCGAATCGCCTCATAGCCTTCACTGCCGATGCCCGCGAAGGGCGACAACACGAGCTCGCCAGGGTTGCTCCAGAGGCGCACGCAGCGTTCGATCGTGCCGAGTTGCAGCGGGCAGATATGACGCTCGTCGTCGTTCTCTTTGGCCACGGCGGTATTGAGCGTGTCCGTCTCTTTGATGCCATACCAGATCGGCCGCGCCCACTCGATCCATTCGTCGTTCGTCAAGTCGGGCTTGATGGCGACCGCATTCTCGCCCGGTGCGCGGAAGATGAGAATGTAGTCGGCCAGTGCCGGCCGCAGCCAGCTCGAATCCTTGCGCAACTGCACGAACAGCAGTCCTTTAGCATGGGTGCGGATGGCTTGCGCCTGCGGGTCTTTATCGATGCACACTTCACCGTGATACACCCATCCCGCATCGGTGTAGGCGCGAATCATCGCGCCGCGCAAATCGATCATACCGATGACGCCGTGCATGGCCTTCGTGCTTGTCACCTGCGCGATGTGGCAGCACGAGAGGCGGCCCGGTTTCGTCACGCGCAACAGCGCGCGAATGAAGAAGCCCATATGCACAAGGAATTCCTCGTGCGTGGCGCAGTTGCCGATGTCGCGTTCGCTCGCGCTATAGGTATACAGGCTCGAGAAGGGCGGCGAATACACGGAGAGGTCCACCGAGGCTGCCGGCTGTGCGGCGAGATGCTCAATGCAGTCGCCGTTGATCAACGTCCAGTGCGCGCCCGTGGTCAGCATGTAATGAGTTCCTCTTGTTCAAAGTCCCGCATATGCGAGAGCATCAGCGCCGCGAGTTCGGCATGCGCCTGTTCTTTCCGTTTCACGTTCTGCACCACGGCCCGTTCCGCATCCGACACCACGATGTAGGCATGGACGGGTCGCGTTTGGCCAAATCGCCAGCACCGCCGAATCCCCTGGTAATACTGCTCGAAGGAATCGCCGATGCCGACAAAGATCATGTTGGCGCAGTGCTGAAAGTTCATGCCGTAGCCGACCACGCGAAGTTTCGAGGCGATGATCTTGGTCTTGCCACCCACAAACGCATCAACGGCGCCGCGTTTCTCGGCGTAACTGTCTGAACCTTGAATGTTCACGCATCCTGGCACCGTGGCGGCGAGCCGATCGGCTTCCTCGTTCAGGCCGCACCAGAGAATCCACGCGCCGCCAGCATATTCCGGCAGCAGATTCACGACCGCGTCAAGGCGCGCCTCCAACGAATCGCGTCGAGCTGTGAGCCGGCCACGAATTCCTGACAAGCCCAGCTCTGGAAACAGCGAGGATGATGGTCCGTCAGTTTCGACAATCCGCTCGTGCAAATGCAGCGGCGGCAGGACGAAGCCGGTATCGTCATAGCCGAGATCGGAGGGTTGTCGCAGCGCCAGTGCCCACGACGCGAGCCAGCGATAGAACGGCTGCACGGCATGTTTCTTCATGCGCCAGCCGGCGTCATCATGCACGAACCACGTCGCGAGAAACTCTGCGCGAGTCATCAGGCCCAGAAACTCGGCATGGTTGGCCAGTTCAGCGATATCGTTCGGACTCGGTGTCGCCGTGCAGCACAAACGATATTTTGTGGATCGGAACGTCTCGATTAGTTTCGTGCGCGTCTTGCCGTCGAAGGATTTCAGAATGCTGGATTCGTCCAGCACCACGGCCTGGTAGTTCGACGCGTCGAACTTCTCGAGCCGCTCGTAATTCGTGATGACGATCCGATGGCCGCCGGCTTCGTGCGGATCGCGGGCATACTGGACGGCGATGCCGAGTTTCGCCGCTTCCGCCACCGTCTGCTCGGCCACACAGAGCGGCGCCAGCATCAGCGTGGGCACATGGAGGGCCTCAGCCCATGCGCATTGCATGAAGGTTTTGCCGAGCCCGCAATCGGCAAAGATGGCGGCACGGCCCTTCTTCAACGCCCAGCGCACGATGGCGGTTTGCCAGTCATAGAGCGCCGATGGCAAGGCCTCCGCGGCGAGCAGGCCACTGGCGGGCGCGAGGCGTTTTTTCTGTTCGAGAAATTCAGCGTAGGTCATGAGGTGCGCTGCACGCTACCACAGGCCCTTGACGAATGCAAACCCAATCGGCTAGGGTAAGGGCCATGAATAACGTCAGTAAAGCTGCTGCGGCCCTCGGCCGTCTCGGCGGCCGCGCCACGTCCCCCAAGAAAACCGCGGCCTGCCGCCGCAATGGCAAAAAAGGCGGGCGCCCCAAAAAGATTTGTGTTGACAAGCGAACCGGTTAGGTTTAGAGTGTGCGTATGACTGATGACGCGCTCGACCCGATGACCTACGCGTGTGAATTTCCTGAAGACCACGACACCGACGAGAACCCGCCGACGTGCATCTACTGCGGGCAGCCCTTCGTGGAAATGCGGCACGCGCCGTATTGCTCGTTCATCTGCGCCATTGACGCATCGGAGGACAAATGAGCAGCTTTGAAGCGGAAGCGGTCGCCGAGGCGCGCGGCATGAGCCAGGGTTTCGACATGCAGGCACAGCAGGCCGTGAAGATTCAGGAACTCACCGACTTGCTCGCCCAGACGCAGCGCACGCTCCTGAGCACGCAGGAGGCGCTCGATAAAGCGCGCGAAGACGTGCGCGTGAACGAAGAGACGCTGGAGCGCATCGCCTATGTTCTGCGCACGTTCTACTACGCGCAGATCAGCCTCTCGACGATTCAGCCGGTCATCGCGCTCGCGCTCGAGCTGAACCCGGAACTCGTGGAGCAGCGCCGATGAGCGATTGGCGCGATGTGGACGGCAAGGAACTGCGACGGAGGACCAGCTAAATGAGCAAACAGATCATTCTGCACACGCCAGGTCCGTGGCTGGTTAGAACCGAGCGAGCCGACATGGACATCGTGGCTTTTAGCGGGGAGCGCGAGTTTCCTATCGCGCTCGTCTCTGAACATGAAATTGGGCCAGTTATCGGTGAAGCCAATGCCCGACTCATTGCCGCCGCGCCCCGCCTATTCGATGCACTGAAAGGCATGGTCGGGCTGATTCAACTACTTCCGACATCGGATCAGCATTCGGGCTTGATGCGCAACCACCGCTATGAAGAAGCTCTTGCCGCTCTGGTTGAGGCTTCAGAAAGCGAGTGCGAGGCATGATCGCCGCCCTTCAGCAACTCTATCGGCTCCTGCAGGAGTGGCGGCTGCAACGACGCTGGAATGCCGAGCATCCCAGGATTTGGAAATGAATGGCGGCGTATTACAACGAAAACGACAGGTTCGCCGCAGCCTGGTTGCGCGAACTGATCAAGGCCGGACTGATCGCGGATGGGGAAGTCGATGAGCGATCAATTGTCGATGTTCGACCAGAGGATCTCCGAGGATTCCGACAATGCCATTTCTTCGCCGGGATCGGGGGATGGTCGCTTGCCCTTCGACTCGCCGGATGGCCCGACGACCGAGAAGTCTGGACGGGGAGTTGCCCCTGTCAGCCGTGGTCAGACGCCAACGTATGGCAAGGTGGCGGCCAAGGCGACGCCGATCCCCGCCATCTTTGGCCTGCGTGGTTCAGGCTCTGGCGCGAGTGCCGCCCTAACGTTGGCTTTGCAGAGCAGGTTGCGTCGGCGGTTCGGCGAGGTTGGTTGGACGAAGTGTTCGGCGACTTGGAATCGATTGATTACGCCTGCGGGGCGATTGGTCTGCCTGCGTGCGGTGTCGGAGCAGATCATGGGCGCCGACGCGTATGGTGGGTGGCCGACGCCGACAGCGCGGGATGGCAAGGACATCAGCCGCTCAAACGCCTTCCTATCCCAGCGGCGGCGCCACAGTCCATCTCTTGCGACGCGTTTGCTCGAGCGCGGCGCGCCGTGGCAGGTGATTACCGCGATCTACTGCCTTGCGATGGGCTATCCATCCAGTTGGAACGAAACGCGATTAGGGGCTACGGAAACAGCATTGTCCCGCAAGTCGCGGCAGCCTTCATCTCGGCCTATCTCGACGCCAGAGGCGAGTAAGTAGGTGGAGAGTGGTTCCACGGCGGGGCAGTTGTTGAAGATGGTGAAACGGTAAAGGAGCGAAGTTATGTATGTGTTCATGGCTATGCCGAGCGCCACGCCGCCGGCCAGCGAGGCGAATCACCAAGCGGAGAAGCTGTGACCATCCTGTTGATTGATTTGAGCAGCGTGCTCTACCCGATCTGGCATCAGAGCGGGAGCAGCCCCAACCCGAACGAGGCGAGCATCCAGACCATTGCGAAGGTGCGGGCGCTCGCCAGCGGACAGGCACACGTCGCGATCTGCTGTGATGCGGGGCGGTCCTTCCGCCGCGAGCTCGACCCGACCTACAAAGCGCAGCGGCCGGAAACGGATGCCACGCTACTCCATCAGATGGCGCTGACCATCGAGGCGTTGAAGGGTGACGGGTTCCCCGTCTGGGCCGTGCCGGGATTTGAGGCTGATGATCTGATTGCGTCGGCGGTCGAATGGGCTGAGCATCCGGTGCTCATTGCGAGCAGCGACAAAGACCTGCTGCAACTGGTGAAGGGCGGCGGGGCTGATGGGCCTGCTGTCACCGTGAAGCGATTGCACAACGGCATGGAGATGGACGAGGGCAAGGTGTATCTCGACTATGGCGTGACGCCGACGCAGTTCGTGGACTATCTCAGCTTGGTGGGCGACAGCAGCGACAACATCAAGGGCGCGGAGGGCATCGGGCCGAAGAAGGCCGCCGCGATGCTCACCAAGTTCGGCAACCTCGATGACCTGTATGCGGCCCTCGACAAGGGCGAGGAGAAGTTTCAGCCGTCCACCATCAAAGCCCTGACCGAGTTCCGGCCGCGGATGGCGCTGGTGCGGTCGCTGGTGACACTCAGGACGGATGTGCCGTTGCCGTTTGACGAAGTGTTTCAGCCGCGCGTGCCGAAGGACGTGGCGGTCTTTGGCGAGGAGGAACCGATGGCCGAGAAAGAGGCCGAGCAGGAAGAGGCACAAGTGCCATTGCCGATAGCAGAGGCACCTAAATCAGCACCGGCGGTCGCCGCGGCTGTCGCCAGCGCCACACAGGTGAAGCACACACAGACGCTCGATCCGTTCGCGCAGTTGCTGTCAAAGCCGACGACCTTGCAGGATTTTCGGCAGCAGCTTGAGCCGCAGGCGATGCCGGAAGCCATCACGTTGGCTAAGCACATGCACGATTCGCGACTGTTCAGTGCCTTCGGGTCTCCGCAGGCCGTGCTCGCCATCATCATGGCCGGCCGCGAACTCGGCATTCAGGCCCTCTCGTCGCTGCGGATGTTCCACATCATTGACGGCAAACCCGCGATGAGCGCGGACCTGATTCGCGGGCTCGTGCAGCGGTCGCCGCTCTGCGAATATTTCCGCTGCGTGTCGCGCAGCGCCGACGAAGCGACGTGGGAAACGAAGCGTAAAGGCGATCCAGAGCCGACGCGCGTGACCTACACCATCGCGCAAGGCCGCGCCGCATGGCAGAAGGACGAAAAGGCGTGGCTCAACAGCGCGTGGACAAAACGTCCCGTGAATATGGTCACGAAAACGGCGAGCACGGAACTGGCACGGTTGGTCTATGCGGACATCTGCGGCAATATGTACAGCCCTGAAGAATTGACCGGCGAGGAGTCTGATTGATGGCCCCGACGACGCAAGACGTGTATGACGTGCTCAAGAGCATCGATGCCACGCTGGCGACGATTGCCAACCACTTCGGCGCAGTGCGCTCGCAGGCTGTCAGAGACGTGGCCGGTGTGCCCGACGTGGCATTTGATGCGGATCTTGATGGGCCATACGGCAATCAGCCCATTCGTGCCAAGGATCCGAAGGACTGGACCGGCGAGTCTCAACTCGGCAAGCCGCTCAGCGAATGCCCCCCGGCCTACTTGGATCTGGTGGCGGCTCGGCTGGACTACTTCGCGCAGCACAGTGACGATCCGAAGAAGGCCAAATACAACCGGCTGGACGCGGCACGGGCGCGCGGCTGGGCACAGCGGCTGCGCAACGGCTGGACACCGCCGAAGGCTGAGCCATTCGGAGCCACACTGATCGCAGATGACATCCCCTTCTGATCATGGCCCTCATTGAACTCAAAGGCGGCCTGATCGTGGACGACGAATCCATCCGGCTGGCAATCGCGCTCGAAACCAGCGGCCATCTGCTCTCGGCCACCGATGGCGTGCTGACCGTGACGAATGGCCGCACGCTGACGAGCGAGCAGCGCCAGCAGATTACACGGCAGAAGCGCCACGTGTGCGCGATTGCGGCCTATCAGCCGCCGGAGGTCCCATGAAACCCTGGTTCGCTGATTTCCTCTGGGCGCTGGCGATTGTGCTCGGCGCCGTCTGGCTCATCACGAGGTGAGGCGATGAAATGCCTGTTGATCGCGGTCGTGCTCTTTCTGGTCGCGATGTTCTCGCTTGGCGCTGCCGCCACGGGGGATGCCGGGACCGATGAGGATCGCTTACGACTCCAGATCGTGTTGCTCCGCGGCCAACTGGCCGAGGCGCTGAAGAAAGCCGCGCTGTGTGAAGCGCAGGGCTCGCAGGCGGGGCAACAGATGCAGGCCGCCCAGACCGAAGGGCAGGCCCTGATCAAGGCGCTCGACGCGCGCGGGCTGATGGTCGACCAGAACAATCAGATCGTGGCGAAACCCGCGAAGTAAGCGGGGGAGGGGATGACCGCACGACCGCGGCTTAGCGACGGCGCGCCTGTTCCAAGGCCTCGATCCGCCGCTGCTGATCCTGAATCACTGGCAGGAGATAGGCCGCCACCCGATCATAGGTGACCGACTGCAAGCGCCCATCGATCCCATAGACGACCAGGATCGGATTGACGTGCTCGACATCATCGGCAATAAACCCCGCCCATTGTCGCTGATCGGCGTCGATCGCACTCTGATAGAGCACGGCCTGCAGGCCCATCACCGTGCGGCGTGCATCCGGCACCTCAATCGGCTCAATATCATGCTTCGCCGCCCGAATCGAGGTCGAGAGCCGGATGTAATCGCCATTCGCCACGATGGCATTCGCCGCCGCCGCGCTGGTGGGCCAGGTGCGCGCATGGAAACCGGTCTGGTCTAAGCCGGTCAGCATCACCGAGCCGCCGTCGTTCATCTGGATCCCGCTGGTGTTCATCGCGGCATAGGGACTAATCGCGTTATACCCCGCTCCCAACATGCGCGCATTCAGGGTTCCGAGGCCCAGACTGGTCAGCGACGCAATGCCATCGACCAGCCACCCACCATCGGCCTCCACGCTGCCCGCCACCGTCGCGCCGCCCGTATTCCAGAACTGCATCGGCCCGTTCACGGCGACGAGCCGCAAGCCATTGGCCGCCGATGAGACGACCGCCGCCGCCCCGGCACTCACATAGCCCGAGCTCGCGGTGGTTGAGGAAAATGTGCGCAGGCTGAGAATGGTCGGCGTGGCATTGTTCCCCAAGTCAAGCTGCGACACGGCCGTGGTGCTGGTGCTCGTATTGCGAATCTGCACAAGCTCGGTGCCGGTGCCGCTGCCGGAAAAAATACTGGTGCCGAACCCATTCACCAGCAAGACGCCGCCATCGGTGATGGTGCCGGTCGTGGTGAGGGTCGTGAAGGCCCCAGGCCGCGGCTGGGCACTCACGGTGACGGTCGACGCGCAGGCCGACAGTGCCAGAATGCTGAGAAATGTCGTGAGTTTCATTAGGCCACCTTCACCAGTTGAATGCCCCAGGCGAACCCCTGCCCGCCTGAGACCTGCGCCTTGATGCCGTAACTTTTGCTCACGCCGCCCGTGGCAAATGTGATCGCGCCACTTTGCACGGCCGCGCCTGTGGTGCTGTTGCTGCTCATGGTGGTCAGGGGCGTATCAGGGGCGCCGTCGGTGAGGTTGACAATCCCCACCGTGACCGTTATACCGCCCGTGCCCAGCAGCATCCCACTGAGCTTATAGGTGCCCGCCGGCAGCGTGGCGCTATCGACCTGATAGATCGCCGTGCCCGCATGGCAGGTATCAAAGGTCGACCCCGAGGGATAGGTGGTCGATGTAATCGGCGATGTCGGATCGCCGAAAAAGGTGAAGATGTCGAAGACGCCGGACTGCTGCAGCCCGACCGACCCCACGGGATCGGTCGTGTCGATGGTGACGCCGCTGAAATCTTTCAGCACGAACTTATAATTTTGCGCCGCCAGATAGATCAGATACCGCCCGGCCGCATCAAGCACAATCGGATTCGTGTTCGGCACGCTCAGCGCCGCATCCGTCCACGTCATCGCCGGCGTCGACGTGCCCGAGAGATAGGTATAGAGCAGGCCCGCCGACAGCGGATTCCCATTGCTGTCAAAGGCCTGCGGAAAGGTATACGGCGCCAGCGTGCCGGTGCTCACTGATAACCCCCTGTCGAGGCCCCGCGCATCCCCTTGGGAAAGCGCAGGTCGTTGCCGCTGGGCGTTTTGAGCCCAAAGGTCGCGTTGAATTCTTCGGCCGGTGAAAGCTTCGGCCGATTGGCGATGACCTCGGCCACGGCTTGTTCCGCCGACTTGCCGAATTTCATCATCGCCGCGACATTGCTGAGTTCCGCGGCCCGTGGCCGCTCGCCCGCCGCCTCAAAGGCCTGACGCGCGGCGCTCAGCGCCTCTCCCGGCGTGAAGACGGACCGGGTGACCGGTGGGGCAGGGAGCGCGGCGATCGGGGCGCTGGGGGCCGCCTGCGCGGCCGCAGGGGCCTC